ATCGTAGCGGGTCTTGCCCAGTGGGTCTTTAATCATTTCAGCGTGGGCGCGGACGCGCTCCTGCTGGAGTTGATGCTCTTGGTCGATGGCTAGGCGTGCCTGCCAGTACCGAACGGCCCCTTCGATGGAGTCCAAGCGGTCGTCGTGGACGAGGGAGCCTCGCTCCGGGGTGATCTTCGACATCTGGTGGAAGGCCGAATAGACCTGCCTGTCCTTGGGAGCATATCGCCCGCAGTCCAGATTGTCTTGGTTCACCGCGTTCTCCGTCACAATCAGCGCCCCACGGCCCATGACAGGCTCAAGGGTTCCGATGATTCGCTTCTCCTTCTGGCCGGTAACGAGGTCGTCTTCCACTACGGCCTTATGATGCACGTGTAGGACAGGCACAAAGACTTCGCGGAAGGCACCGAAGCCCATGTTCTTCTCGATCACAACGACACCCGGCGTGTGGCGGGCTAGTCGTTTAGCGAGAGTTTCCATCTGCTCCTTACCGTATCCGCCCGGGATGCCGCCTACCTCAAGGAGGTACACGTTACCGTTCAGGAAGGCTGTGACAGCGTAGCCTGTCTCGTCACCGTTCACACCCCCGCCAGCGGGGTCAACGTAGGCCATGACGGCGCTCCAAGTTGCGGTTTCCACAGACATGCTATGGGGTGGTCGGAGCTTGAAGCCGAAGCCGTGGACGTTGAAGTCACGCAGGGAGCGCTCGTCCATACCACGGGTAATCGTCAATGGGCCACGGTCTGTGGCGTCGATAATGGTCAGGGCTGAGGGCTTGAGCGGGAAGCGCAGAGCGTCGGCCAGCTTGGTGTTCAGCATGTGCTGTAGCTGGAACCACGACAAGCCTTGGTCAAGCTCCTTCTTCTGGAGGTTAAGCTCGTCCAGCCAGCCGGTGCCTTCTTCTTCGATAGGCTTGCCTTGGTCACCACCCATACCACCGCCCATCCCGAGGGAAGGGTCAGCAGCCAGACGGCGGGCAAGGATAGGGGCTAGCTCGTTACCGTAATTCGACATTTGCTCGGGTGTTGGGTAACGGCCCGGCCACACGCGAACCACCACACCCCGGCCCGGAAGGCTAGCGTAGATGGATTCCTGTGACTGAGGCGTTCCCAACCAGATGATGCGACCCGTTGAGCAGATCGAGGTGAAGTCAAGCGTAAGCTCCATGAGTTGCGCACGCATGGTGGCAGTCTGGGAGTTCTTCTTGGATTCAACGTCGTCAGCCAGAATCAGGTCGGCACGGTTACCCTGCAAGTTGGCGGTGATACCGAGGCACTTAACGGATGGGGACTTGTCCACACCCTTGAGGTTGTAGTGAACGTCGAAGTGCTCCACGGAGGAGCGGTCGCCGTTGTTCGTGTCCGGGCGCATACACTCCAACTCATCCATGTTCATTATGATTCGGATGATGAGGATGGCGATGTCAGATGCCTGCCCACCACCAGCGGACACGATGAAGACCCGGAACTTCGGGTCATGGATGAGGCACCACACCGCGTAGGCTGCGGCAATGGTGGTCTTGGCTTGGCCCCGTTGGGCCTTGACCATTAGGTAGTGTGGCCCGTAGGCGATGAACTGCGCGATGTCCCGCTGGATAGCAGAGCACCGGAACCCCAGCAGTTCCATCACCGCTTCAAGGAAGGGGAGGAACTCGGAGTAGTGCTGCTGGACGGCATGGAGCTTGCGCAGGCGCAGGAGTGCTGCGGCAGCGGATTCCTGTGCCATCAGTGACGAGGCATATCAAGGTGATCGGCCAAGGTAGGGCGCTGCTTGCGCTTCTCCTCCATCTTCTTCTTGAGCATGGCAAGGGCGTCGTTCTCCTCCACGTCAGCTGTGATGCTGTTCGCCTTGAGGAAGGCCACCACCACTGAATACTCAGCGGCAGTGGGCTTACGGGTAAGGGTGGTCACATTACCGTCCCCGTCAACCTTCTCCACGGGGATTCCGTTAGTGAGGATGTCGAGGAACTGTTCCGCGAGGGCCTTGTGGATAAGGCCAAGTGTGTCGTTATCAGCGGCCACGGTGTTCCTTCCAGATACGCCACAGCTTGTAGGCAAGCAGCAGCGCGATGTATGAGAAGTTCAGGATGATGACCCACTGGGCCAGAGGGATACCGGCCAGCAGCATCGTGTTGATGCTCACCGGAGGTGTTGCCTGCACCAAGTCGGTGAGCGTGTCGTTCATGATTTAGCCTTTATGGATGCCAGAGGGGTCGAGAGGGTCAAGGAGATTCACGCGAAGCCAGAGGGCTGTGCGCTGGCGCCAAGAGCTTTCCGCATTGCTGATACGCCATAGGCGACCAGACACGGTAAGCTCCCGGGGAAGCTCCAGAAAGATGGGGGTGCAGAGGGTGACGTTGACCAGTAGGTCAATCGCCAGCCCCACCCCGAGCGCCGGGTAACCCAAGGCCCGGATGGGCCAAGGGAGCGTGCCGCTGTAGCGGTCACGGGCAGACACGAGGGCCATCACTACTGCGTAGAGATACCACAGGAGGAGAGGGGAGAGGGCTAGGACAAGAAGCATGGTCTTTCTAAAGTTATGAAGTGCGCAGCCACATCGTCTTCGCACTGGGGGATGTTGGGTCAGTAGACCCAACGCAGTATCCTAGACACGTCCACACCCCTAGGAAGGGCGTTGTGCCTTGGTGGGAACCGGGGGAAGCTGGGCGTAGCTCGTCCCCCCCTGCGATGTCCCCGTACCCACGAGCTACGCCTTGGGTGTTAAAGTGGGCAAATGCAAGAGCCCCAATCTTCCCGCTGTGGGCCACCACGGAGGTTACCACGGAGCCTAGAGACGACCCGTCCACCTGCGCAATAAGACGCCCATCGGCACCATGCCAGCCTATGTACACCACGTTGTTCGTCACGCCAGATACTGTAGGCCACGCGTTAAGGACAAGCCCACCGCGTGCTGAGTTGAAGTTAACCGCCACGGTTGGGGTCGCGGACGGGTTCGCCACCGTCGGAACAACCGTGGTGCCCGTGAACGTCTTCGCCCCCGTGATAGTTTCTACACCACTTAGGTGGACTAGATCATTAGGGTTAATGCTCGCCGCAGATGATGCAGCTTGTGCTGCACTGGTCGCGGCATTCTGGGCGCTGGTGTTGGCCTCACTCGCCTTGTTCGTGGCCGTGGTGGCGCTTGCAGCCGCCGCCGTGGCGCTGTTGCCAGCGTTGGTGGCGTGGGTGCCCGCCGTGTTGCGGTAGCCCAAGGCTTCGCTGGCACTGGTCGCTGCATTGAACGCAGCCGTGTCGGATAGGTTCTTGTTGTTCAGGGCGAGGGCCGCGTCAGTAGCCGCAGAGATAGCGCTGTCGTTGGCGTTGGACGCGGACAGGCTAGCGGCATCGTATGAGGCCACAGCCGTGTTCTTGGCAGCCACCGCTTGGTCACGGGCCACACCCGCAGACGCGGAGAAGTCAGCAACCTGTTGGATGACCCCGGCCAGACCGGCAGGAGACACGGCATCGGCACCTTCGGCAGCGATGAACGAGCCTTGGCGGGTAGCGGTGTCGAGGTTGGACTCGGTGAAGCGGGAACCGTTAACGAAGTCCACGATGGGAGACTTAGGCGTGTCCCGGTAGATGACGAGGGTGGAGCCTACGGGCACGGTGGGGATACCACCAATCGTGTAGGGGCCGAGGAAGTTGCCCGAGCTAAGGGTAATCGGGGTCTGAACAAGGTCAGCGCCCTCAATGTACGCCTTAACGTGGGTGCGGTCAAGGTAACCACCCACAAACGAAATCTCGTACTGGGTAGTCATACCGTCCCCGGGGAAGCGGTTGGTTGCGTAGAGCATTGCTCTCCTTTGGGTTAGATAGAAGTTCTATGTCATAATATGGACAGGATAGCCCACCCCTTGCGGGGCGGGTATCTTGCGGTTACTCTGGGCGGAGGGTGTTCATGATTGGGGTCAACCAAGGCACGTTGCTCAGAGGTAAGGTTTGCGCGATGGCGAAGGGGTTACCTTTACCGACAGCGCCGGGGATGCCAAGTAGCTCATCCCCGTAGCCCAGCAGTGGGACAATGCCCGCAAGGGAGGGTGCCCGGCCAGTCCGGGTCGTACCCGTGAAGGAGGCAGCAGCTTCGGGGGCTACCGCCTGAGCCGTGCCCGAGAGCACGTCCATCAGGTCACCGGCCATACCGGCCATGCTAACGTAGTTCAGAGCGGCCCGGGCCAGCGCGTAAGGCGTAGTCATCTTGTCGATGTACTCGTCCCGGTCAGGACGGCCTGCGGCGTTGAGGGCTACCCGTGCGTACACCAGCGGCAGGATTGCCCCGGTAGAAGCCAGCAGCATCAGGGATGCTACGACCGCACCACGGTTACCGCGCTGACGGCCCCACTGCTTCTCCGCTGCAAGCAGGGGGAAGTTGCGGAACTGGGACAGCACCTTGCCTACGCCGGAGTGTTGCCACTTACCCTTCTCACCCACGAACGAGTCCTGGATGAGTTGGGCACTACCACGGTGGACAGCCGTGATGAACTTGGCGGCAGCTTCCTTGTTCGTCGCCTTGCGCAGATCGAACTTGGCTACACCACCGTTAGGCCCCCACGTTACCATGTTCGGCAGGTCAGCCTTGAGGGCTGCTACCGTAGCATCATCGAAGCCCATGTCCCCCAGAGCGATGCTCTCGCCGCCGTCCCGGATGTACCGGATAGCCTTGAGGGTGATCTGCTCGGCCACGCCACGGGTCTGCACAGCATGGATAAGGCGGTGTGCCGAAATGGAGGACAGCCCGAAGGAAGCTGCCCGGAGCAGGCGAGTGCCCGCCCCCACACCCGACGTACCGTAGCCGTCGTACACGGCAGCGGGGTTGTCGTACAGGGTTACCATCTTGTAGTTAGTCAGGCCGAACTCGCCGCCTCCATCAGGCAGTTCGATTGATTCCAAGATGCTGTTGTTTACCTTCTCGCCACGGGCCAGAGCGTGAATCTCTGCGCGCAGGCGCGGGGCCGAAGCCATAGCCTTGAGGGTGCCGTCGATACCGATACCCGTAGCCGTGTTGATGTACTCACCCAACTGCGTGATACCCATGCCACCGAGGTTAGCGGTAGCGTTGGCGGTCAGCGCACCGTCCAGCCATGCAGGCGAGGCATCCCCGAAAGGACGGCCAAGAATCTCTGCGCTGATCTGGTCGAAGGCTTCCATCTCTGCCAAGCGGGCCTTGGGGTCGCCCGTGCCAGAGGCCCGGAACTCCAGAGCGCGGCGGACAGTCTCCATCCCAGCGCTCCCCGCGATTCCGTTACCCATCAGGGCCACCTCACCACTTGCCTTACGGGCCTGCTTGCGCAGGAGGTCGATAGGGTCAGTGTTGAAGATGTCCAGCAGGCGCACGGTGTTACCCTTGCTGTCCGTGAATTGCTCGCTCAGATCGAGCTTCAAGCGCTTCTTGGTGTGGCTCGGGGCACCCGCACTCAGGCGACCAGCGAAGGCTTCCACTTCGTCCTTGGTCAGCCCTGCCGCCTTCATGGCCTGACGCACGTAGTCTGCTGCGCCGGGGTCACGGATGTTCGCGGGAATCTCGCCGCCGCCCAAGGCGTTCGTGCGGGCGTGGCTCAGGTACATGCCTGCCACCTTGTCCGCGAAGGCGTCGTCCATCTTCTCGATAGTCTTCAACTGCTTGACCAACGTGGCCTTGAAGGCTCGCTCAATCGCAGGGTCGTTGGCTACCGTGGCGAGGTACTTCTTAGCGTCGATGCTGTGGGGCATGTACCCACGGCTAGTCTCAGGCAGGTTGGCCCAGCCCGGGGTCTTTTCTTCGATCTGCGCCAGACGCATACGCTCGAAGCTCGTCGTCAGCGCGTCAGCAGCGCGGGCCACCGACACGTCCGCTGTGGACGCATGGCCCCACAGGCGGGCCTCTTGCTCCAGCATCACGGCACGGTTGAACTCGTTGCGGAGGTCGCCCTTGAACATGTCGTTAACTGCACCCTTCACTCGGCCTGCACGTTGGTTCCGCCACACGCTGTAGTTCTGGTTGAACAGGATGATACCGTTCCCCACGAACTCCCGGTTCAGGGTGTGGGCACGGATAGCCACCGTTTGGCGGCGACCCGACGCACCCTGCGCGTGTTCCAGCACCGTGCCTGCTACCATGCGGGCCAGCGGGGAGTCGCTGGATGCAAGGATAGAGCCGGGGGTGGCTAGGTTGAACAGGCTGTTGTTCATGATCGTCTTGACCTTGTTGGCGTCCGTGGGGTTAGCCGCATCCCAAGCCTCAGCCTTGCGCAGCAGTTCCCGGATAACCTTCTTCTCAGCACGCTCACGGGGAGTGTTCGCTGGCAGGTTGTCCAGACCGTACTTGATGTCGATAGGGTCAACAGGTTGGGCCTTCGCTTGCGCTGGGGCCTGCACTGCTTGGCTGGCAGCATGGGCCTTGGCCGTAGCCTTGGGTTCCTGCACCTGCTTACGCAGCACGTCCGTAAAGAACTTCTCGAATCCTTCCGAGGGCTTGATGAGGCCCTTCTCCTTAGCGACCTTGAACACGTCCAGCAGGGACTTGACCAGCTCCTTGAGCTTAACGGTCATCTGCTGCGTGAGGGTCAGTCCAGCGTTGAGGTCACCCGTGATGTGGCTTTCCACGTACTTCACGAACTGCTCTGCGCCGTACTCGTCGAACTGCTTGAGGTACTGGATGTGCTTCAAGCCGGCAGCACCCGGCAGGGCATCCCGCAGGGCCTTACCGAGGCTACCCTCGATGGCGTCACCCAACAGCGCCCCACCCGTGATGGTGGTGGGCTTGGCGTGGGTCAGACCGAACCGGCGCATCGCGGCGTCCGTGGCCTTGCCCGGGGCGTTCAGTTGCTTGCTCCACTTGGTCACTTCGGCAATCATTGCGCGGGCCACCTCGGGGGAGGCGGTGCGAATGCGGTGGTGCAGGACAAGGTGCCCGAACTCATGGGCGAGGACGCTCATGTTATCGAGGCGGGCCAGCGTGATGCCAGCGTGCTTAGGCCCGAAGATTGCGGCCTCACCGTCTGCACCCGTACCACGGCCCCGGTTGAACGTGATGCTCAACTCAGGCAGGAACTGCTGGCGCAGTTGCTCGATGGCCTTGATGGCATGGCCGTTAGCAAGTCGTGGGTCAGCCCCCGCGTCGAGGTGCGTGCCCGGGCCAGTCGCAAGGATGGTTTCCTTGGTCGAGGAGTAGCCCCACTCTTTCAGGGCCACGTCGTCCAGCGCCAACTGTTGGCCTTCCAGCATACCCTCACGGGCAGCGGTAGCCCCAGCCGCTTCGAGTTCATCGAGGTGGGCAGTGGGGGACTTGAACTCCGTGTCGATGGCTGGGAAGTCCATACGCGAGGGAGGAACAACTATACCGTCACCGGCCTTGTTGTGGTCACCCAGCTTCTTGCCCTCAGCCTTCACAGCGTCCCGTACCTTGCGGCCATACGCCCGCGCAGCCGCCTCGTCCAGCCCCGTGTGCGTTTGCACAAAGGCCAGCAGGTCGGCGTCACGCTTGGACAGCTTACCCGTAGTGCCGATGGCGTAGGCTGCACGGTCGAGGTCATTCGCAAACGTGAGTTCGCGCTGGCCGTAGCGGGGTGCAATCTTGCTCAGGTCGGCAGGCAGGACAGGCTCAGGAGCAGGCCCAGCCGGGGCCACAGCGACCTCGGGGGCAGCGGCAGGCAAAGGTGTGCCCGTCACTTCTGGCTGCGCCACAGGGGCCGTGGTGGCCTCTGCTGCGTCCAGTTCCATCTGCTTGAGTTCGGCATCGTCCAAGGCAGGCGCGTCGATGCGGTCACCCTCGGCGCTAGGCCGGGAGCGTGCAGCGGCGTCCGCAGCCAAGGCGTCGTGCTCCAGCTTGGTGGCAAGTGCCGACAGTTCAGCGCCCGTTGCGTCAGGGCCAAGCTGCTCCACAGCGCGGTCGAGGTGAACCTTCTGGCGTTCGATGCCTTCCCGCAACATGCGGTTGTGCAGGCCGATGGTAGACGCCTTGCTGATTCCCCGTGCGCCCATTGCGAACGGCAGCAGGCCAGTGGCCGCGCTAATCGCGTAGTCCTGCACGGAGCGGTGTGCCCCGATAGCTTGCTCGGCTGCGTCGTAGGCTACGTTAGCGACCACGTTCTCAGCCAGCATGGAGCCTAGCGCAGCACCGGCACGGCCTTGAGCGGCCAGAGCGTAGGAGCCATAGCCCGCAGCAGCGAAAGCCTTGGTAGCAGCCAGCCCCGTGGCCCACGTCATAGGGTCGAGAGAGCCACCGATGAACAGGGCACCCAGTTGGCCTGCCGTACCAGTACGGTTCAGCACCGTGTTGTTGGCGCGGTCTTCGCTGATCTGGAACTTGCGGTTCTGGAAGTCGTCCCAGTTGTTGGCCTCAAGCAGGATGTCCCGCTCGTCGTCGTTGAACCCAGCCAGCTCGTCCAGACCCTTCTCTTGCAGGTGTTGCAGGAAAGCGGGGTCGTCATCACGGGGCACGTCCGAGAACGTCTGCATGATGAAGTTGAACTTCGGCTGCATGGTCTTCTGGTAAGCGGCCTTGACCAGACTGTCCTGCTCAGAGTACAGGCTACCGAAGAAGGGGGTGTCTTGGCGCAGCTTCTCAGCAGCTACGTCCTTGGCGTTCTGCTCTGCAAGGACAGCAGGCATCAACGTGCTAACGTCAGGGCCAAGTGTCTCGATAGAGCGGGGAGGTACAACGGGAGCAGCCTTGGTCGCCTTGGCGGTAGCGCCGTCAGCGAAGGCACGCTCCACGTCCACACCGCGAACGTCCATGAGTTCTTCGATGCTGCGGTCGTCCTTCGGCGCAGCCTTGCGGGCCGTGTCGATAGCGGGGGCATCCACGCCCAGAACCTTCTGGAGGTAGTCCTTGGTCTTAGGCCCCCAGTTGGCTTGGTTCGTGCCACCGTGGTAGGCCATCACGGCCTTGGCGTCGTCCCCGTAGCGTTGGCGGTTCTCCTGCATCAGGGTCGCCGCACCCACCAAGGACTCCGTGAAGTCGAAGCGGTCGAGAGGTTTACCGATGCGCTTGCTGATGGTTTCGTTGGTAGAGTCCAGAGCTTGGAAGTGCCCCTTGGCCGTACCCCACTTAGTCTCAGGCCCGATCAGGGTAGGGTGTGAACCCCGCCCTGTCTCGGTACGCCAGATTCCATCCATCGTTCCGGGCGCAACCCCTGCGTACTTGTCAGCCCAAGCGAGTTGTTCTGCGCGGGTCATGCCCTTCAATGCTGTAATGTCAACTGGCATATTTAGTCCTTAGTTAGTCAATGGTTCGGAAGTCGCTAGGCCCTCGCGTGTTACCGAAGCGGGGGTTCGAGAGCGCATTTCCGGGTTGTTGTTGAAGGGCCTTGCGGCGGGTAGTCTCAGCTCCTTGGCGTTCTGCTCGTACAGCCGGGGCGAGGCGAATCTTCTTGGCCTGTTCGAGGATGTCCTGCGAGGTGAACTGCAAGATGTAGGGAGTGTCTTCACCCACCTGCACCATAGCTTGGAACACAGCGTTGCCACCAGTGTCGTCGCTCACCCGGTACAGGCGAACGTCATCAGGGGACTTGTCGGTCACCTCCTTGAGCTTGGCTTCAACGGCAGCGTTCAGACCCTGCCCTTGCTCCTTGGCGGTCAGCACAGGCTGGCCCTCCTTGGTTGGGAAGTAGGAATCCAGACGCGGGCGGTTGGGGTCAACGTGCCAAGCGTAGTTCCCGGCAATCTCCCAGCCGTTGGCCCGTGCGTTCGCCAGCGTGCGGGTAGGCACAAGGTCAGCGTTCAGGCTGCGCTTGTTACCCATCCAGTCAGCGGCCATGCCGTTGAGCAGCGCCTGCATGGAGGACTTCGTGAGCTTGTCGCCACCGAAGAACCACCCACCCTGATCGACGAGTGCCTTGCGCACAGCCTGCTCGGCCAGCTTGTCCTCGCCCTTGGCGTACTGCACACCCGTGGTGGCGCGGTGCTTGGCCCGGGCCTCCTGCCATGCGGCATCACCGTGGGTCAGCGGGTCACGCCCACCAAGGGCTGTGTTGAACTCTGCCATCAGGCGGTCGGTGTCCCCGGGGAAGTACATCGCCACGGCCTCGTGGCCGTTGGCCTTGTTCAGGGCCTTCCACTGGGCGTGCGTGCGCAGGAAGTCGTCGTTCACCCGGTCGGTTGGGCCGGACAGGATGATGCGGGAGAAGTCCTCCTTCAAGAACTTGTTGGGCATCCCGCCCACAGCGTCAGCCGCTAGGATAGCAGCCTTGGCTTCGAGGGTAGGAGCCGCGTCGAACCGTTCCTTGAAGGCCAGTTGCAGGTCGTGGGAATCGTACTTCGCGTTGAGGGCACCTTGCTGGGTGCCGCCCGTGGCGAGGTAGTTCTTGAGGCCAGCCTTGGTCTGCTCCTCAAGGTCGATCTTCAAAGCAGCCTTCGCGGCCTGCTCGTCCGCAGCCTTGAGGTACTGCATCGCGCTCCACTGGTCACTCAGCACGGTGGGCTTGCGCACCACAGGCATGGGGTTCCCGGTCAGGCGAGAGTTCTCGGCGTTGATCGCGTCGTGCGCAATCCGCACCTCGTTGGCGGAAATCTTGCCAAGGCGGGCCGAAGCGCTAACCTTGAAGATTTGGTCGGCGTACAGTTCGCCCGCGTCACTCGCCTGCTGGAGGCGAGAGGCCCGGATGTACTTCGTCATGGCCGCTTGGTCTTCGGGCTTGAGGTCGCCCAAGATACCGTCCTGCTCCAGTCGGTTGATGACGTGGAAGTTACCCTCAGCCGCCTGCGCTTGCACGAAGGTCTTGAGGGTAGCGCGCTGGCTCTCGGGGTCTTCCCCGGGCTTGAGCACAAGGGCTTGGTACAGACGGCCCACGCGCTCCTCCACTTCTTCGGGCAGCACCGTGCCCTCGTCGGCAGCACCTGCCAACTGCACGCTGACAGCGGCGGCAGACATGGCGGTGTACCGGGCCTTGACGGCTTCCTCCTGTTGGTACTTGTAGTTCTCCCGGGCGTGCCGCTTCATCAGGCCCGGGGCTTCCTTCATGATCTGCATACCCATCATCACGTCGGTCGTGAGGTCGCCCGTCTTGCGGTCGTTCACAGCCTTGTTCAGGTAGGCGGGAATCTGGTCAGGGCTAACCTTGCGGAGTTCCTGCATGTCCAGCTCTTGCTGGTTGCCCCAGTCAGCCACCTTGGCGGCAACCGTGTAGGCGCGTGCGCCATCGGCTGCGCCCGAGGGGCCGAAGATGCGGGTAAACCACGGCTGTTCGTTCACGATGTCCGTGAGCGCTTCACCGCTGGCAGCTTGCTGCATACCCCGCAGGAACTGCTCCTGTTTGATCTCGTTCAGCTTCTCCCCGAATGCCTTGTCGGCAAACCCGATCACGGCCTCGAAGGTCTTGTCAGGTGGCGGGGACTGGTAGGTCAAGGCTTGCTGTGAAGCCTGTGGGTTTACGTTCCCAGCGCGGGTGCCCACTGCCTGCTCGTTGGCGCTGGCCTGCGGGGTGCCCGGAGGGGCGAACGAGAACGTGCCGGGGCCGCGTTCCTGTCCACCCGTGCCACGTTCACTGTATCCTTCAAATGCCATGATGGCTCCTTATAAGAACCCGATGCTCGTACCTTGGACGTTGCCTTGGTACACGGGAGTTGATACTGCCCCCGTGGTGTAACCCGAGGAGGACGATTGGCTGTACTTCGCGTACAGGTCAGGGATGGCCTTTGCCAAGTTGCTGTTGAGAAGGCTACCCGCGAGGCCCGCGTAGTCCGTGCCCCCCCGCACCTCGGGCATCACGACGGTGTTGTCCACACTGCCGGAGTACACGGTCTGGTCGAGGGAGTTCAGGGCTGACGGCATGATGCCCGCCTGCTGCTTGGCACTGTCGTAGTCAAGGTACTCCTTGGTCTGCTTGGTGGCCTGTCGTTGGCGGGATTGCTGGAGGGCGAGGGTCATCGAGATAGCGTCCGCGCTGGCTCCACCGACCCCCTTGCTGGCGAGGTTGGCGGCGTAAGCTCCAGCGGCCTCGGACTGTTGAATCTGCTGCTCGATAGAGCCACGGACGTGGGCATCCTTGTTGCGGACTATGTTCTGGCTAGCCGCGTCGAACTGCTTACCGGCCACCCGCAGGATGCGGTTGTTGTTGATGGTCTGGATGGCCCTCTGGGTGTTGCTGTTAGCGTTGCTGGTTTCGGTGTTGAGCTTGTTAAGTTCCTTCTGGGACTCAGCAGCCTTCATTGAAGCAGCCGCCTGCGTACTGGCTGTCTTGGATGCGCCCACGGCGCTGGTTGCCGACAACGCCAGCCCGCCCACGGCGAGGGCGGTGCCGATAGTGAAAGTCATGGTTGGGTTCCTTGTAGTAGAAGGTACTCCTCGTTCGTGTTAACGGTCACAGCGGCCCGCACGGCGGCGGGGTCTGTGAGTTCTGTCTCCACGTAGCTGATGAGTACACAATCCGTGATAGCGTACACGGCGCGCTTGGTGCCCGGCCCGTTAATCGAGGCGAACGGGGCTACGGCGTGAACCGGCTCCCCGTCCCCGATAAACAGGCACTCCCCCTTCACCAACGTGATAAGGTTCTTGTGAAGGTGGATAGCCCCGGTGGCGACCACACCAGCCGGGAGCAGAAGCCCCCGCTGGTACACCCCGCCGTCGAAGTGATGGAACTGTTCAAGCTCCACCTGCGGCTGGGCCAGCACAGCGGCTTCGAGGGCCGCGAGCTTGCTTGGGCTTACGCCCGCTGTGCGTTGTAGAACCATTGTCCTGTCCATCCAATCGAGGTTAAGGTGAAGGGTTGCCAATCGTTGGCCCCAAGGTAGATCGTGTACTGGCGGGAGTCCCGGCCAATGAAGCAAGGGGTTGCCCCCGTACTCACCGGCTGCACGCCCACCAAGTTGGTGGGTGACCCCATCTGCCGCCCGTTGAAGGACAGCACCCGCTGAGTACCCATAGTGGTAACCACGTCAGCGTAGAAGCCGCCTGTGTCCCGGTACGTGATGTCCAGCTTGCTTACGGTCAGGCGTCCCACCGTCAAGGCAATGTCCTTGCTGTCTCGGCGGAATGGGCTGGTCAGGGCCACGAACGACGGGAACTGGAGGCCCACAACCAAGTCCTCGGCTTTGATAGTTGGGAAGTCCTTGACGAGGGCCTCTACTGCACCCGCAGCGGGTGTCTGCCCGTAGAGCCAGAATGGGCTGGCCTTAATCCCGGCGACTGATAGGAAGGGTTGGTTGTGCCACTGCCGCTGTGGGTTGGCCCCAGTTCCGATGAAGGCGTCCCAGCCGCGCCAGCTATCGAGGTACGGGTACTCGCTGATCGAAGACACAAGGGACTGCGTATCGACCGCAAGCCAGCTATGCCATCCCTCGAAGCCCGGGTGGTACACACCGTTGACGGTTGCCTCTCGGTGGGTGAACAGGACAAGGCGGTCGTCGTAGGTACTCATGCCCATAATCTCCCCGAACTCAGGCCCGTAGTCGAAGCGGCTCCAGCTATCCAGCAGGCGCTCCCGCCGCCGGTCAATGTACCGGAACACGAAGATGGAGCGCGGGGCGCCAGAGGTGCGAACCAGTACAAGGTTGGGTGCGGACGTAGCCACCACCTCAACCGGCTTACCGGGCATGTAGTCCGACAGTTGCAGGCCCACGTCCCCAGCGTTCGAGGTGTCTTGCACGTCCCCAATCTCCACTTGGTAGAGTTGGCTGGTGCCCTCGCGGCGCTTGCCGTAGAACACAAGGTCGCCAATGGACACGGGCTTGGCGTCGCTGGCCCCTTCCACGGCAGACGATTGGATAACCGTCGTGGTGGCGGGAGTCACCGGGATACGCCCGTCGATGCTGTACTGCTGCTTGTCCCCGAACAGGAGCAGGCTCTTGTCGAAGATCACACTATGTCGGATGGTATCATCCTCGGCCCCGAGGGCGAACACCTCAACTGGGTCGCTGTCCTTGACCGTGAGGGTCGAGGAGCGGAAGAAGTTGAGGTAGTTGCTTGTCTCGGACATGGACACCACGGCCCCTGCCGCAACCACCAGCCGGTCTTGGAACGTGCCCAAGTAGGTGATGGCCTTGCCCCAGAAGTGCGGCGTCGGGGAGGACTCGTCATCACCCACCGCCCGTGTACCAATGTCTGGCAGAGTAGCGTCACCCCCAGTGAGGGCGCGCAAGGCGGCTGGGCTTTCCGCAATTTGTAGCGGGTAGCCCGGTTGCTGGATAGTGCCGAACAGGAACGGTGAGTTCGCGGGCGGCATCGTGATGCGTGGCGCTTCCTCCCACCGCACCTGCCCTGCGCCGCTAACCCCGTCGATAGCCACAGCCTTGAGGTAGTACGCGGGTTCGCCTTCGCTGGCCTGCACTTGCACGGTCTTGCCGTTGTAGTGCGCGTCGGTCACAAGCTCGGCGGACTTCACCGTCATGTGACACACTCGCAGGAGCGTACCGTCGCCACCGTCATCCCCAGTCACTGCGCTCAGGCCCGCCCAGTTCACGTAGATGTGGGCACCGTCAGCATAGAAGATGCCGCCGTTGCCGGTAGCCCCGTTGAGGCTGGCAGCAAGCTGGGCTGCAATGTACGGGGGCTGGGTCTGCGCACCGGCTGTGCCAATCCATGCCGTCACGGCGGAGTTGTAGGCGTTCACCCGGTCGTTCACCTTCTTGGTGTACTCAGCGTCCCCGTAGGGAATGTCGGACGTGTCGAGGACACCCGGGTAGCTGGCCGATGGGGTTGTAAACTCTCCTGTGAACACGCTGCCGTCAAGGGTCGTGGTTACCTTGAACTTCCGGGAGTACGCGCCACCCCGCACCCAGATCACCGCCTTGCGCCGGTTGTCCACGGACTGCCAGCTATCGACGGCTGGCTGCTGGGCCACCGCGAAGGTGGGCGCCAGCAGGATGTATCGTCCGATCTGGGTGGCCGCAGAGATACCTTGGGACATAGCGTACCGTGCGGAGGTGGTCATCTGGACTTCAGTGAATCCACCCAAGTTTTTCGGGTCTGTCCGGGGCGTCTTCTCAACGCACGACACGGTGCTGTTGATGAAGTCCGTAATCCCCGGGTAGGCGGCGTCTGCCTCCACCTTCTTGGAGTTGTACAGCAGCGTGTACTCCTTCCCGTCGATGGTGAAGTCAAACGTCTTGAACGCCCGCAGGCAGTCCCGGGTGGGGCCGCTAGTGGGAATCGGTACGAGGTTGCTGAGGCGGCGCTCATGTGCGAACTTAGTACCGTGGCGGCGGGCCAGACCAGATACGGGGTCAGAAATCATGTTGACCTGCTCCGAGTGCTGGCCGTCGAGGCGAGCCTCGGGAACCTGCTGGCTTACCCCGCGTGAAAGGCTCTGGTAAGAGCCACTGATCTTAGCCATACGGCCTCCTTAGTAAACGTAGGGGCGTGACCCCGTGATGCGGTTGAGTGTGTGCTGCACCGAGGGACGCATCAGCATGTTCGCCTTGGCGTTACGGATGTGCTCGGAGTGCAGACGGATGTATGTTTCCTTGATCTCCTGTTGGAGGAACTGCGCCTTGGTGCCGTCACCGTCATACGCCATCTGGAACTCCAGCTTGGCCTTGGCCCCGATGTGGGCGCGGGCGATGGCAGGGGCGTCCTCGAAGGACAGCACGCGATGCAGGCGTACCCGCAGGGGTTGTGTGAACACGTCCGTGATGTCGTCGAGGTTGTACAGGCGGTTGCCTCGAACGGCGAGGCGTGGGTACTGGGTGAGGCTGTCCACGCTAGCGGCGTCTTCTGGCAGCAGGATTAGGCCCGAGCCTTGCTGCGGGATTAGCGTGGGGTACTCCACGTTGAACCACCAGAAGTCCACTTGGACGAGGGAGTTCTGGTTGTTGATGGCCGCGAGCGCAGCCGGAATGAGGGTGTGCGGGTCGTTGATGGAGTTGACGGGAAGCTCACCGAGGAGGCCCATCATACTGTTCACAACTTCGAGGGTTGAGTAGGCCATGCCTCTCCTTCAAATTTTGGACGCAAAAAAGCCCGCCCAAGCCGGTTAGGGCAAGGGCGGGCGGTTATGGCTTAGGCCAGCAGTTCAATCGTACCAGCGTACTCGGCGCGGTTAGGGCCGACACCGAAGGCGAGGTGGGAGTCAACCACCCACGACTTGAACATCTTGTCGTAGAACACGTCGCTGGTCACGGGGATGGTTTCACCCGACATGATAGCGCGAGGGCTGAACACTGCGGCCACGACCTTGGAGAAGTCGCCATCGTAGGCGTTGCTGTTGAAGGCATTGCTGTACTGGTGGCCGGTGATGACCGTGGAGGGCAGGTTGTTCGATGCGAACACGGGGACGCCGTAGGTCTTGAGCACCCAGCCGTCGTTCACCTTGTTGCCGGTCGAGGTCACGTACTGGGTGTTAATCAGTTGCTCGGCCTGAATCAGGGTGTTGTAGTGCTCAGGCTTGACCACGATGATGACATCATCGTTGCGGGGGTCAACGTCCTTCTGCTCGAACTTGACCAGCAGCTTGCCCAGCGCAGCGTACAGCAGTGCGGGGTCGAGGGCAGCGGCAGCGTTATCGAGGGTTTCCAGCGAACCACCGAAGTGACCCGAGGGCTTGCCCGCAGCGCCTTGGCTGAACGAGGACTGGGTGAGGCGGGCGGCCTTGATTGCCATGATGAGGTGAGTCTGGTCACGGAACTTGGCAATTTCCTTGCCTTGCTCGGTAGCCACTTCACGACGCACATCGTACTGGGTCTGGAAGGTTTCCAGCAGGGAGAAGAACTCGCGGGCGGCCACGATGGTGTCCACCGTCACAGAGTTCTTGGCGAAGTCCGACTTCACACCGTCCAGCGCAACGCCGGGGACGACCTTCTGGAGGGTGGACTTACCGACTGCGTGGTTGGTGAAGGTGGCAGTGCCCTTCACAGAGCGGGATGGGATGTGGTTCTCAAGCACCGAACGGCGTTCGATGGTGCCTTCGACCATGCCAGTGAACTCCTCGATAACGAGGGCCAGCTTCTCGGCAGGCGTGGTGTCGCGGCTGTTGCTGGAGTTGGGGAAGGTGACGTTGAGGTTACCCGAAATAGCCATGTTGATTCCTTTGTTGGTTAGATGACCACCACCGGGATGGTGGCTTCTATGTCATAATATGGACAGGGTAGGCCCTGCCCACGTTTTCAGTAACCGGCGCGGCGTGCGGCCAGTCGTTCTGCTTGGAGGCGAATGTAGTCCGGGTGGTCACTGATGTCGCGGCCTCGGGCATTGCGCTGAATCTCCAGCACGGCCTCGGAGTATTCCTTGGCAGTCAGGGGGCCTTTGCTTGCCCCCGTGGTGGTAGCGGCACCGGGCTTGGCAACCGCAGCAGGTTCCTTGGGCAAGGTATGCTGGGCACGGTAGCCGTCCACGATGTACTTGATTGCGCGCTTGGCGGCAACCCCACCCTTGGCGAGGGCTTCGTTCAGGTCAGCCTTCTCCTCGGGGTCTGCGTTGGCACTGGCCCACGCATTGATCGCGGCCCAGTTGTCAGCACCACCCGCAGCCGTATGGGCGAAGGTGTTGAGTTCCTGCGCGGCGGCTTGCGCCTTGGCTGCGGTCTTGTTGAACGCGGCCTCGGCCAAGGCCACTACAGCCTCGGCACCCTGCACGCCCTTGGTGGCAAGCTCCACCTTGATGAGGGCGAAGTCACCCTGCTGGGCGGCGAGGATTGCGGGGTGGCTGTCGCCGTAGCCCAGATTGCCCACGAAGGCCAAGGCGTAGTCCAGCCCTGCGTCACCCGTAGGCTCGTAGGTGTAGGCGTCATCCGTCGATGGGTTCGGGGTTACTGCCGGGGCAGCGGGCTTCTCGCCCACCACGATGGGAGCAACCGGCTCGGCAGCGGGAGTTACCGGGACGCCCTTGCGTTCTTCAAAGGTGCCAGCGGGGACACCTGCCTGTGCCGGGTTGCCTGCGTCGAGTTCTTCATCCATTGTCATTGTCCTTGGTTAACGCCTGCTTCCACACCTGCGGAAACGGCTTGTTCGTTCATGTTGGTTTGGGCTTGTGCGGCTTGGGCTGCTTGCGCTTCGGCTTGCATGGTCTGCTCGTCCTTGACGTACTTGGCAGCAGGGAGGCCGTGACCCACGAAGATGGTCGAGATAATCTCGCTCACCTTTAGGGAGGGCACAAGCTGCTGGAGGTTAGCCAGAAGGCCAACGTCTTGGAGGGCGGCTCGGAGGTTGTCCAAGTCGCCTGAGCGGGAGAGGGCGTCGAGGCCCGTCACGATGGACAGCTTGAGCTTGGTGTTCTTCAAGTCCATGCTGACAGCGCGGAGTAACCACCTTGCCATTGGCAACTGCATTTCGACAGCAAGACGGGAATACGTCCCGCCGAAGGAGGTTTCTAGCTCCGTGGCCTGCATCCGAATTTCCTCGGCTGTAACCCGCTCGGCATTACGGGTTACCGCACTGCCCATCAGGAAGCCCCGCCCGATACGCTGGATGTACTCCTGCCCTATGTTCTGCACCACCGCAAGGTCTTGACTCTTGCTGTTAGCGATAAGGGCTACGTCCTCGGGCATACCCGGGAGGGCAGCGCCGTTCTCGGAGTTCTCAAGGTCTTCCACCTTGGTCATGCCAGCGGGGTTCACCATCCAGCGGAACTCGCTGGAGAGGATGGCACCCTTGATCTGGGCCTCGCTCAGGGAGGACAGGCCGGAGAAGTCACCTGCGTAATCCTCAACGAGGCCGGTGCCGTAGTGGTTACCGTTCTTGAGGTTCCACGTCAGGACGCGGTACGGGCAGTCTTCTTCCTTCCACGCACCGTCGAACTTCTCGGGCAGCTTGGTGTCATCGACCCACTGGGTCATGTCGTAGCCGCCCTTGTCGTTCAGTACCAGCCAGCGGAAGTATTCCACCTTGGTGTCGTGACGATAGCGAGACTTGCTGGGGCCAGCGAGGACAGCGGCCTGTACGTCTTCTTCGAGTTCATCGAAGGCGAGGCATTCCCGAATGAGTAACACCTTGACCTTGCCGTTACCCGTGCGGCGCACAACGTACTGGCGAAGGTTGTAGATGCAGATGTCTTCCTTGTTGTCCTTGGGCAGGTACTTGACCACGTTCCCCAGCACCACCAGATTGGCGATAGCTTGGTACAACTGTGGGCGGGTAGTGCCCCGGGAGTCAAGCTCCTTGACGGCGGCGCGCTCGGCTCCTGCCAGTGCGTCGTCGATCAGGCCCTCGGTCACGCCATGCTGGATAGCCTCTTGCTTCCACTTGGCGTCAGCCTCAAGCCGCATAAACGGGCGGGACGGGGCGAACAGGGAAAGCACCAGCTTATTGACAACGTGGTTAACTGCCTGTGCGCCTACGGCCTGCCAGTCATGGGAGAGTTCATCGCTGTTCTCGTCCCATTGTTCGGGTGTGAGCAGGCGGGGGAGGGTGAAGTTTGCGTAACGCTCACCACGACTCATCAGCCCCCGCCGCTTGTTCTCTAGTTTGCTCCACTCGGAGCGTGCTGTGGTCTTCATGGTTTAGATGGAGATAGCCGCGCTGCCCGAGCTACCACCCCCTGCGTTGAACTTGGCCCGCTTGCGGGTGGGGGCGGCATCGGGGGTGGTCAGATCGACCTCCACGTCACCGGGCTTGTTGGCGAGGGTGTCAGCTTCAACCTGTTGGCTGGCTGAGTCTCGGGCCGCAGCGTTGGCCGCAGATATAGCGGACTGGCGTGCAGCCTCGTTGGCCGTGTTGGTGGCCTGCTTGATCTGCTCTTGCAGTGCGGCCTCTTGGGCAGCGGCGGCGCGCTTGGCGGCGCTAGCACCTGTCAGTTTACCCATTGTCGATTTCCTTTACGTGTTGGTTGGTTACTAAACGGTAGCCGTGCATCCCTAGAAGACGGGTGTAGGCTTTACCTGAGCGGGATACTGTGTCGCTGATGACCACAGCAGAGCAGCCTGCGTCCTTGGCGAACGCCTCTAACCCCTGTAGTGCGTCCGCAAAAACTCCTTCTGTCCCAAGGCGGACGAATGCCTCCTCACTAAGCAGTAGGTCGGGTGACCACCACGGTTGGGCGACAGTAACGAGCACTGCGTAGGAGCCAACTACCAAGAGGGTTAGGTCAGGGTCTTCTCGGTAGTACGCCGCGTACACCCTATCTGCAATCCTGCGGGCACAGGGGTTGTGGCCCTTCTTTACGAGCTTCTTCCAGAAGTAGTTAGATACTGCGGGGATAACTTCGAGCACGCCGGGGGTGTCAGCACCGGCTAATCTCCACTTAACCTCCAACGACATAACCTACCCTTAATAGTTTCAGGATAGATTGTTGCCCTGCTATGAACGCAGTCTGGAGAGAGGTGGTAGTCGTTGTTACTACCAAGGGGAGGGCCTGTTTCTCAAGGTCATCGTACACGTCTTTGGTGAGGCGTACCATTTCCTTGGGGGTTGGTTTGTTAGGGGGTGCTGTCATTGTGGTGTTCCTTGTGGTTGGCCTACACCACTGTCCTATTGCAGTGGAATACCAAAGTCGCCAGACCGAAAGATGGGTATCATTTCGATCTGGTTTCTATGTCATAATATGGACAGGGTACAGGCTGGCTGGTTAAGAGAAGAAGAACGGGGACTCAAGCACGTCGTTGAGGTTGAGGTTACCGTGGGCAGGAGGCGGTACAACCCCGGGGTGGCGGGTCATAAAGTCCTTGAGCGGGTCGTTGTCCCGGTACATTGCGACGAACTCCTGACGGAGGATGTCGTAGAGGGCTTGGCAGTCATGGGCGTGAACACCGAAGTCATCATGGATGAAGGCCAAGGAGACATTGGGCACCTGCTCCTCAAGGGCGCACACCGTCAGGTGAAGGTGGGAAGCGTCCATGCTGTGAACGAAGTTAGGTGCCATCGCGGTGGCGTGACGGGCTGCGCTCGTCTCGTCGTTCTCGGTCACGACCTTGATGCGGGCATGGCCGTAGAGCTTAGTGGCTACACGGTGCTCCTCAATGTCGTAGTAAGCCTGCGAGGCGAGGAACCCCGACGGCGTGACCCAAGAGATAACGCCCTCGTCTTCCGGGGTGTGCAGCTTCACGATGACCTTGGCCGCGTTGGTCAGCCACGACATAGCCTCACGCCCCTTCACAACCACGTCCCCGATGGCGGGCCACACGTAGTTCATCAGGTAATGCGCTTGGCCGTAGTTGTCCTTCTTGTCGAAAGCCCGGTTGCTCTTGAGGTAGTCCTCGATCACATACTTCACCGCGCTGCGCTTAGTCACCCCGTAAGGTGTGGTCATCACAGAACGCTTGGTCACCTTGCGGGTGATGCCCTCCTTCAACCATAGGGCGCGGTAGCCCTCGGCGTCAGGCTCGTCGGCCAGCATACGCTTAGTAGCGGCGTCGGCAACGTACTGGTAGATGTCCTGCATCACGACAGAGTTCGTAAGATTCGTGGCCTTACCTCCAATCTCGTCGCGCAGCATAGCGGAGAAGTGCTGCAACCCGGAGCAGCTACCGTCGAGGCCGATGGGCAGGTGGCTCACGAATGTACCTGGGTCACGGTGCCACCGGGCGAACTCGAAGCACCACGCCAAGAACTGCAATGGCTTGTCCGCCTCCATCCACTGGCGGTTATCCTGCGGGTTGTCCGCCATGTCGAGGATGGATTCGATCTTGTCCTTGTGCCAGTCCGCACGGTCTTGCAGCGCGGCCTTGTCGAAGCCCCACTTGTTGGCACCCTGAATCAGGAACCACCACACAGCAGCCGGGGTGTTCAGGGGCTTACCGTCAGCGAACTTCAACAGGGCCTTCTGCAAGTCCGAACCTTGGGGGCTGATGCCTTGGGTCATCGGATAGATGCGACCACGGGAGTCCGCGAAGTACACGAAGTGGATAGCGGGGTAGTCCGCGAACTCCGTCGCCGTGCGCAGCGCCATGTACATGCGGCCCCGGGCTGCACGTTGCAGGCGGCGGTTCGTGTACCACGCCTTGGCCTGCGCCTTCCAGTCCAAGAACTCCAGTTCCTGTTCCTCGGTGCGGTCGTCCTCCTTGCCAAGCGTAGCGAGGAAGGCAGGCACCGTGGGCTTGTCCGCTTCGGTGTCCGACACAAGCTCGCCGCCCGGCGTGTGCGCGGCCACCAGCCGGGCCACTTCCATGATTTCCGTGTTGATGGCCCAGCGCGTCCGCTGGAGCGCGTTGATGCACTGGAGTACCTTGGGTATTGGGAAGTCCCGCAAGCGCGCCCTGCACGCCTGTGGGGCCTTCACGCAGTACGGCATGGAGCGCTTCATCTGCCGCGTGTGGAATCCGCCGTTGTCCCAGCTTGTCCAGTCCTGCGGCTGCTCCACGCATGGGCCGTAAGCGGGGCGGGTCATTTCAAAGAAGTCCTTGGTGCCTTCGATAAGGGTCTGCACGCTGTCCGTCAGGAAGATGCCAAGGGGCTGGCGCTTGCCGGGGCCGGGAGGCGGCGTGTCCATAACGATCATGTCCAGCTTGATGAGGTGGTCGATCATCCACAGGCCGATCTGGTCACGGCTACCCACGCCCCACTCCACGATGTTCATGCCAGCCTTGCGGGCTTGGTCTTTGAACACGGCAATGCGGTACGCCACGTCCTTGCTCTTGCGTCGGCCAAGGTCTTCGGACAGGATGAAGTACAGGTCAGGGCTGAGTTCCTGAAACTGCGCGAGGTACAACTCGCTGTGGATGATCTTGCCAATCGCGGTGGCGAGGTTCCGGCTGTTGGCCTTGCGGTCACCGGATGTCCACGCCAGCACGCTGGTCAAGCAGGTACGCACAGCGAGGTACGCCACGGCCCATGAGTCCAGAGGCTGGAGCAAAGGGACGTGGGCTTGCAGGCGGGCCGCGCCCTTGCTGGCCTTGGCCTCGTCAATCAAGGCAGCAAGCGGCTCAACGAACAAGCGGTACACCTCGGCTGCGTAGGGGTTCTGGTCAGCGTGACCGCCTTGCTCGGCCTGCTCGAAAGCTGCCCGACTACGGGCAACCCCGGCGCCCACCATCATGTCTTCAATTTCCGCTTGTGTCTTGAGCATCGTGTCCCTTAATCTGCTTTCAGTTTGTCGTGTCGCCAGCCCTTGAAGCGTGGCTCGCGGAGTAATCCGTCTTCGGTGAAGCCCATGAACTCCACCTCGGCAATGGCCCCATCGTAGGTGCCTTGGGCAATGATGGCCCGCTCGTCGTCTGTGAACCCTGTGCCCACTCCGGTCTGCACCCCGTCGTACTCAACGTAGATACCGCCCGCTCGGTTGTCGTGCTTACCCTTACCGAGGAACCAGCCCCGCACCCGCAGGTCAAGGGACTCAACCGGCTTGACCTTGATGACCTCCCCGTGCTTGCTGTCCCCGGCCTGCCACCCAGCGTTGCTGCACCGCACAATCGCGCCGTCATACCCGCCCTGCTTCTTGAGCCTGAGGGCAAAGCCAGCGGGATTGTCCAGCGGCAGGTCAGGCGTGACGATGATGTCCGGCGCTGATTGCCCTGCGCCGTTCACAGCGGCCCGCAGAGCGGCCAAACGCTCGCGGTAAGGGGTAGGGTAGTACAGGCCCAGATCGAACGTGCTAGCGGGCACAGCGTCGAACGCCATGAAGCACAGATTTTCGGCGGGCCGGTGCTGGCGGAAGTTCCCGGAGATTTCCGGGAAGGTAAGGCCGAAGTCGTAGGCTTCACCGAACAGTACCCAGCCCCGCCCGTAAACGTGGAGGGCCTGCGCTATGATGTGGTCAACAGAGCGAACCGGCTCACCCGTGCGGGAGAAGGCTCGCGGTACGCCGTCATCGGACAGGTGGATGATGAGGTGACAGCCGTCGTACTTCGGCTGCATGGTGTACTCGCTGGGGTGCAGACCTTCCAGCGTGGGGTTGGCCTTCTTGAAGGAGGCGGATTGCTTGGCGAACTCCCGAGGGGCTTGGTTGATGTACGCCATTAGGCACCTCGCGTCTTGTTCAGGCAGTCTTCGATCAGGGCATGTGCCTGCTTGAAGGTCGTGGTCGGGGTCAGGATGTCAGCGAGGCGGGCGTAGAGTTCAGCCTTCACCTCATCGTCGTAACCGCTGGCCCGCACCACCTCGTACAGGTTGTCGGCCATAGCTTCTTGGGACTGCTGCTTGCCGTCAGGCTCCCGGGCATACAGTGCGCAGGCAATGCCAAGGGCGATGATGTACTTATTGAACATTGAGTTTCCTTTTGATGAGGGCCGCGACAGTAGCGACCAAGTGCTTGAGGTGAACCTGCGCCCAGCGCCGTATGATGTACGAGCGCAGGACGCTGATAGCCGTGAACGCCACCCCAATCCAGAAGGTTTGGGACAGGCTAACGTTGAACCCGAACAAGGGCAGGATGAAGTAGTTGGCCGCGAAGTTAATCCAGAAGCCGAGGGCTACGTTAATCCATGCCTCGACGAAGGACTCAACGCGGCTCTGCATCGTTGGCCGTGTAGTGGTGAGGGGTAAGCCCTTTGCTCATTTCCTTGAGGTGGGCCACGGTGCCTTCGAGTGATTCGATCAGGCCGTTGATGTCAGCCACTGGTGGCCGGTCATCGTTCAGCTTGCTCACCAGCTTGGCGTCGAGGATGATGGCGAGGCAGGCCATTGCGTTCGCAAGGTGATGCACCTTGGTCTTCGGGTCGAACTCCTCACCGTTCCACCACTTAGCGAGGTGGCGGCGGCAGGCTGCGACGTAGGTGCTAGCCCGCACACCCGCTGCCCGCCAGTTGTAGCTGCCGTACTTTAGGGCACCCTCGGTGAAGGCGCTTGCCAAGTACATGTGCGCCGTGTCGGGCACCAGCGACAGGTTCAGCTTCGTGTCACCGATAGCCTCCTTCGGGTTGCTGGGCTTCTGCGCCACCACGTCCTTGGTGGGTGGCACAGGCTTCGCCAGCACGAAATGGTTGATGTCGTAGGTGTACGTGCTATCGCCCTTGATGCTGATGCCGCCCGCATCGGGCCACACACCGGACACCTCCACGGTCTGCCCGACCTTCACATTGCCGTAGCCGTGGTTGATGCGGACAACTGGGTCGCCAACTTTGAATGTCATCGTTACTCCTTAGATAGACAGCAAGCTCTTGCGCTTTGCCTTGGTGTTGATGGTGTAGCGGTCGCGGCTGTAGCCCCCGCAGTCAGAGCAAACGTACTGGATGTACTCGCTCACGTTGGTGTTGACCGTCCCGTGCTCATGCACATGGACAGACCCGCAGCGGGGGCAGCGACGTTGCTCGTCGCCGTAGAAGGCACCGAGGTTAGGCAGACCGCGTGCCCACGGGCGCAGGACTTCGTACAACTGCTCAGTGACCTTCACGTCCTGAATGTTGTACTTCTTCATTTCAGCCCACGCCGCTTCCTCGTTGCGCATCACGCCCAGCCACAACTCGAAGCCCGGGTACTTACCGTGCCCGGACTTGTGGTTTGCGCACAGGGTCTTGGTCAGGTACTCCAGCTTGTTGCTGGTGAACGCACCCACCGAGCGGGCCATCAACATTGTGTCGATGATCTTGGGTTCGCGGAAGGGCTTGATGCCGTGCTGCACAGCGCGGGCACGCAGCTTCTTCATGTCGAACTTCTTGACGTTGTGCCCGATCACCACGTCCGCCTCGTCGAGCAGGGCAACAAGCTGGGCCACGATGTCTTTGTCATCCCGGATGCCAGCAGCGAGGCGGGTGTCATCGTAGAAGGTCTTGCGTTTGCCGTACCACTTGGCGGCGAAGGACAGCATGGCCCAGTCATCCTGCACCATCGACAGCCCGACGTTCTGGTCGAACAGGCCCCAGACGGAAGCGGTGATGGGGAGGGTTTCGATGTCAACGGTCAGGAGTTTGGGTTCACGCATGGGTCAGGTTCTTTCGGAGGTTGTGTTCGATGGTTCGCATAAGGTTTGTCCAAAGGTAGGACTCGACCATCTTGGTAGCGAAGTCTGGGTCGAGGTGTGCGTAAGTTGCGAGTGGCAGGACGTAGGCCACAGCATACTCCACACCGTCGATCACTGCGGACAGGCGGTGCTCGGTAGCCTTCAACTCAGGGAGCGCACGGTAGGAGCGGGTTGCTTTCATTCAGGTGTGACCTTCTTTGCAGCCCGCGCCTTGCGGGCTTGGGTGTTGCGACGGATACGCTTCTCGTCCTCCGTCTTGTGGGTGTAGTGCAGGGGGTTGACCGTGTGGTCTTGCCCCAAGTAGTCCCGGAGATTCGCACCCATAGCCGACATCATCGGGGGGCTAACCCCGTAGCGGGGTGCGTTGTTCTCCAGCTTACCGAGCAGGGAGTTCACACCACGGTGGATGACCCCCCGTATGTGCCCTGTCTTGTGGCAGTGATCGAGTACCGCGTCGCTGGCGGCTAGGGGGTAGTGCGTCAGGGCGCACACCCCACCCTGCTTGGCAAGCATGGCCTCGCGGTATGCCTTGACCTTACTGGCTGGCAGCTTTGTACTCACCGTGTACCTCCTTCTTTGTTGCTTCAAGCCAAGCATCGACAACGGCCTTGTCCTTATTGCGCTTGTACTTACGCACACCATTCAATGTTACACTAGCTTCCCAGTGCTGCTTACCCTCCAGCCAGTATGCACCGGCCCGCACCACATTGCATTGGTTGAGGGAGTTAGTCGCTAGTCGAAGGTTGCCAATCTTATTGTGGGTACGAACACGGTCTACGTGATCTACCTGCTTAACCCCGGGGTCTCCGTGGTGGAGCGCCCACACTATCCGATGGCACAGGTAAGTAACCCCTAAGATGCCCACTGTCCAGTAGCCATCCTTGTGGGGCCTGCCCGCCACTGCCCCAGACTTAGCTCGGGTGCCTATCGTCTGTGTCCAGACCAGCCCCGTAGGACTAGCCTCGTCGTAGGCTACGTGGGTTAGGCAATCGCTGATTCCGATATGCACTTCGCCTCCTTCTTGAGTGCTTCCACCCGGTCGTATTGTTCCTTGGCCGCTTCGTGGATGAAGTCCTCGAAGGCAACCTCCTTGCCCAAGTAGTTGAGCCAGTCGTTCAGGTGGGCACCACGGTCGCGGCGCATCCACAGCAGGCTGGCCTGCTCACAGAACAACCTGTCCCAGTTGCCCGGGGCGTAGGCTTTGTACGCTGCACGCACAGCCTCGTAGGCTTCTTGGTTCGTGCTGGCATCACCGAGCAGGGTGTCAGCCGCAGCCTCCCCCACGCCGCGCTTGTGGTTGGGATGGGAGGGCAGGCCCGGGATGTTGTCAGCCGTGTCCCCCCGCAGCATCTGCCACCAGAAGAACTTGTAGCCGTAGGTCTTGCCCTCGGCCACCAACTCGAAGCAACCCTGCGGCACGTCCACCAGCGCATGGCCCCGCCACTGGATGTGCAGGCCGGGGAGCATTCGCATGTCCTTGTCGTCCGTACCCACCACGTCGTTGGGGCGGGCCGTTGCGATGTAGCCGAAGCCATCGTCAGCCTCACGGTCATGCCAGTTCTTCACAGTGAAGTCAGGGTGCCCGGACTCCAGCATGAAGTTCCGAAGGTACGCCCAGTTCTTGGGGCGCTGGCTGTTGGTGCGGTTCCCTTGGTAGGGCTTGGTCACAGCCACAGCGTAGCGGTCACCCTTGGTGCTGCCGCTAGCGGTCAGGTGCAGCACGACCTTCTCGGCCCCGCAAGCATCCTTCATGTTGCCCACCTTGCCCAACAGGATAGACCTGCTGGTGCTGGTGGTCATGTCCTCGTTACCTCCTGCGAAGTAAGCGAGGCCGTCGCCGTCGATGTGCAGAGTGCGCCCCGGAACCGTAGGTACTACCTCGGCTACTACAGGGGCAGACTCCGCCACGGCTGCTGTCAGTGTGGCGAAGTCCATGCGCTTAGGCCACGTCGTTCAGCGGGTCGTCAGCGTCAGCCTTGGCCGCGCTCTTGGTTTCGTTCACCGCCTTCTGGCCGATGACCAAGGACTCCCCGCTGGACGCAAGGTACTCAGCGATGGGGCTACCCTCGAAGTTCAGGGCGTCACGCACTTCCTTCTGGTAGATGTTGCGGGTGCGGTGTTCCTTGTCACCTTCCTTACCCTCGTCGCCGGGGATGTACAGGCTGTCCCACATGGGCTTGATGTGCTCGGGTGCAGCGTTCCACACGAACAGGCGCAGCGGGCTGATGGCCGCAGGCACGGGCACCTGCTTGGTGACCACCTCGCCAGTCTCGTCGTCCATCTGCTCCACGCGGGGAGGGCGAATGGTCAGGCCATCCGGGCCACGGAAGTTAGCGATGACCACCTCCTTGCCCTTGTCGTCCTTGAACTTGAAGTGGTTGACGTTGGCGATGAAGCCTTGGCCCAGCAGTTGGGAGAAGTGCTTGGCCTTGCCCTCGTAGTTCAGGCGCTGGAACAGCTTGAAGTACGCGGCCTTCTCGTTCAGGCTGTGGTTCAGCTTGACCGTGATCTTCGGTGCCACCTTGGTGCCATCGTCCAGTTCCTTCGGCTCGTAGTTCTTGCCGTGCAGTTCAAAGATGAGGTGTGCCGTGTGCTGCACAGCGTCGGGCTTGCCCTGCACCTTCTTGATGCGGGTGCCCACTTCGATGTAGCCGACGAAGCGGACACGGGCCAGACCTTCGGGAGGTGGAGTGTACTCACCACCGCCACCGCTCACTGCGGTGTTGGCATCGGGAGCGGTTTCAGCGATGGAGTTAGCGAGTGCGTTGAAGTCGATGGTCATGTGTATTCCTTAGAGCCACGAGGGCGTATGGTTGTTGAGGTAAGTCGCGGTCAGTTGTGCTTTGAAGGTGTCCACGTTAGAGCGGAACCCTTCCCAGCGGCATGGGTTTTCTTCACCCATGTTGGCCCCCAGCACAGTGTCCGATGGCACGGGCAGGGGGATGGGCCAGTTGAGGTACTGCTCGATCAAGATCGAAGCACCCTCCATACAGGCTTGCATAAGTTCAGCACTGCGCTGGGCATTGCTGGCGTCAGAGTCGAAGTAAGCAGCATCATGCACGGTGTTCACCAGCAGGCTGCGGCCATCGAAGTTGCGTCGGGCATACCATGCTCGCACCATCAACCACATTGCGGCCTTCATCCACAGGGCACCAGTACCCTGCACGATAAAGTTCTTCCGCTCAGTTGGGGAGAAGGATTGCAGGATACCCTTCTTGAACATGAACTCCATGCTCGGGTGGGAGCGGAAGGTGTACAGCGTACCGCACGGCGCGGCCACCCGGCTCATGCGCAGTTGGACTTTGACCAGTGGGTTGCACGGGTGGTTCACGAACTGCGCAATGGGCTGTGCTGCATCCACGATGCGCTGCTCCAGCTTGTTGAAGAACACGTCAATCTCGGGGTAGCGTGCGGACTCAGCAGCACGCAGCGCGGCCACTTCCTCCACTGCCATACCCGTAGCCTTGGCGATGGTCTTGTCGCCTGCACCGTAGGCCACTTGGAATGAGTACACCTTGGCACCCGTTCGCTTGTAGTCCCACTCGTCGATGGCTGGGTTGTACACACCGTCCGGGCCAGTGAACCCCTTACACAGCTTGAGCACATCCTCGTACTCCATGTGTTCCTTGGCAGCAAGGCGCACACAGTGCAGGTCAAGCCCGCCCTTCAAGTCCGAGATAAGCTGGCGGCACCCCGTCAGGATAGCCTGAGCGTACACCTCAAGCGAGGAGAAGTCCGACTGCCCGATCAACCCATCCGGGAAGCGGGACACGAACAGCTCCTTGACCCGGGACTTCTGACCCTTGGGCAGGTTCTGGAAGTTCGGCTTGCTTGCGGAGAAGCGCCCGGTCACCGTGCTGGTGTGGTTCAGGCTGTGGTTAACGATGCCGTTGTCACGCACCATCGTCAGCATACCCTTCTGCTCCCCGGTCTTCTCGTCCGTAGTGATGAAGTACGTGCCAAGGTTCTTGCTGATGGCGATGACCTCGCCCAGCTTCTTGAGGAAGGGCACGTCCGTGAACTGGGTCAGTTCATCCAGCACGTCAGCGGCCACCGAGTACAGCCCCGGGGTTGCGGACTCCCATTGCTTCTCGGGCTTGGTGTACCCCTCGAACTGGAAGCGCAACTTGCAGGCTCGGCCCTTCGGCTTGGTGTAGTCGTCGACCTTGACCTTCTTGGTCTTGTACTCACCAGCATTCTTGCCACCCTTGAAGGTAGCCCGGGCCTTGTTCTCGTCGTCGGCAAAGCCATACCCGGCGTGGTAGCAGTGCTCCCACCATAGTGGCTCCATCGTCGTGCCGTCTTCGAGGACGTAGTGGGACTCATCCTTCTGGACGTACACACCCTTGCCCTTAGCTGGCTCGGTGTTGGTCACACCACCCTCGGCCAAGTCCCACTCGTAGGCATCGTAGTTCACGAAGCCACCGAAGATAAGCGGGCTGAGGTGGTAGCGGTTCGACCAGTTGAAGTCGAAGGGCAGGCCAGCCGGGAGGTACTGCTCAAGCTCGGCCTTCGCCGCCTTGAGTTGGTCGTCCAGTTCCACGGCCATAGTCAGGCCCAGTTCCTTGTCAACACGCAGGCCGTTGCGCTCCATCTCGATGGTGGCGATCAGCGACCCCATGTTAATCATGACCACCCGGCTTTGCCCCGCCGCCTTGACGCGGGCCACCTGCTTCAAGAAGATGTTGCGAGTGTTCCCGATGTCACCCTCACGGCGGCCAGTCACCACACCACTGATGGGGTTCTTCAAGTCCTCGCCCAGTAGGTAGCGGGCCAGCAGGTCAGGGTCAATCTCCTCGGTGGGCACGCCCGCTTCCCAGAGTAGCTTGACTTCATCGACCTTGGTATCTTCGCCGTAGAACACAGCGAGGTCATCCATCGACAGCATGTGACTGCCTTGCTCCTGCCCTTGCAGGATGTACTCAGCGATCTGGGTGTCCCACACGTTGCCACCCTCGGCCACCCACACCTGCCACGCGGCGTAGGCCACTGGGTCACGGAGCAGGTACAGCAGGTCGAACTTAATGTTCTGCCCCACCAGCAGCTTGCGCCCATTCAGCAGCTTGATGAACTGCTCGGTCATCATGCGCTGGGTGTTGCGGGTCATGCGCAGACCCTCGGGCTTGGGCACATCCTTGGTACACCAGCCCATCATCACGACCCAGTTCTCTGGGTTGAACGGGTCAGCCTTGCGGCCATACCCAGACTTGATCGTAGTCTCCAAGTCAACGACGGCCCAGCTCATAGCTTGCTCCTGACTGGGGCGTCACCGCCCCGCTTTGTGAACCACACCGTGAGGCATGGCAGCACGTTGATGCACCAGCGCTTGGTGGCTGCGGAGTAGTGCGCCCCCACCCACAGTGCGTTGGTGTTGACCAGCACCCCGAAGGCCCAGCCCTTGCGGGCAGGCACGCTGGTCACGATGGTGCCCGTGCGGACACGGGTGGAGGGTGTGCCCGGGACAACCCGGCTGTACAGCACCCCGATCATGCTGCCGCAATCCAGATGATGTTACCCGGCGCGCAGTCAGCCAACTGGCTGCACACGTCCGGGTCGTCGTCCCCGGCACAGCCTTGGCACAGGCTCTCGGCGTCCCAGTTGGCCGGGACACCCTCAAAAATTTTGCCGTCAAGTTCACAAGTTCGTTCAGACATCAGTTGCCTCCTGCATTATGGCTTGGTCTTCCAGTCGAGCGCGGTCACCCCAGAAGGTAACCTCGCACCGTGGGTCTTTGCTGCTGCCGGGGCGGGCCAGCTTGTTCTTAGGCAAACTAATCCACCGGCTCTTGGTCATGAGCGGGTCGTTGCTGCTGCCCATCATCACGATGAAGTCAGCGGCACCCGCCTTGCCTGTCTTGCTGTTCGCAAGGGCGTCGAGTCCGGGGTACAGTTCGCCCGCTGCGCCAGCACTTAGCTGGCTGGTGGCGATGTGAACCGTGTCGTACTTCACAGCCCACAGTCGGCCCCGTTGGTACGCGGCTTCCAGTATCTGGTCAGTGCGCTGGCCCCCGTTGATTGCAGTCCCGTCGAAGGGGCACACGTCCAGCATGTCCGTCACCACAATGGCGGGGTTCAGCTTGGCAACCAAGTCTTCGAGGTAGGACAGCGGGCGGTCGTGTACGTTCAGCACTTCGATGATGCGCCGCCCGCCGCACGCCTTGAGGTACGCAGCTTCAAGCTCACCACGATGGGACAACTCGATCATCTGCGGGATGGTCATACCGAGCGCAGCCTGATACAGGCGCTGCACGATACGGTCACCCGGCCCCTCGTTGTTGAGGATGATGATGCTGCGCTCTTGTCCCGGGAACAACTCGTCCACCTGCGGAGCCATGAACGTAAGCTCACTCGCCAGCATGGTGGTCTTGCCTTGGTCAACGCGGGCAGCAAGGATGCCGAAGTCACCCGGCCCCATAGCCCGCATCGAATTGTTGAGGCAGGATAGCCGCCACTTAAAGCCCCAGTCATTCTCGCTAGCGGTAAGCATAGCAGCCATGTCCGGTCGAGCATACGGGATGACAGGCCCGCCGATTGGCTGGCGGTCTGACATTTCCCGGATGCGTGCGGTGATGTTGATGTCCTCACCGTTGTTCCACTGCTCCAGCATGGAGGTAAGCTCGGCGCTCAACCGCAGGGCGGTCAGGCGCTGGAGGATACCACCTTCCAGTTCAGGGGATACATCCTGCTGTGCCGCCTTGAGGGTAGCGAGCAGCAGGGACTTGGGTTCGTCCTTCAACTTGGGATGGGCGAGCAGGAACCACGGGATGAACGCATCTTCGCTGGCCTTCTGGGCCTCGGGGTTCTCGGTGTAGAACTTACCGTAGTCAGCGATGATGAGCTTGGTGTGGGGCTGGACGGCATCCGCTGGTATGACCCGTGCATACCTGTCGAACTTCTCGCGGTGCTTGAGGACTCGGAGCAGCGTTAGGTCAAGACTACTCATGGCGCAGCATCCTCCAGCACGCTGTCTGCCGCCTGGGCGGCTGGGCTGCCGTGTTGGCTCGGTCATAGTGCTGAATACGATCAATGATGCGATCAAGTAGCCGCTGATTTCCTGTACTGCAACCACAGTCAGACATAACCATTTCAGCCAGCCATTGAGTAGCCACTGGCTCCACCGCCTGAGCTGA